CTTCGGCCCCGACGACGGCCAATACGAAGCGGTGGTCCGCACCCTCGCCCGCCGCTTCGCCGCCGGCTACGGCTGCTCCTACGAGACCCTTAGCCGCGACTTCTCGGACACCAATTACAGCTCCTCCAGGCTCAGCATCCTGGAAGACCGCGATCACTGGCGCGTAATCCAGTCGGTGCTAATTCAGCAGGTACACCAGCGCGTATTTGAGGAGTGGCTCGCCGCCGCCGCGCTCGCTGAGCTGCCTATGCCGATGTTCAGCGACGTGTGGACCCGTCCTGAGCGCTACAACACCCCGCATTGGCAGGCCCGCGCCTGGAGCTGGGTCGATCCGGCCAAGGAGATGAAGGCCATGGAGATGAGCCGCGCCCTGCAGCTCCAAACCCACGCCGAACAGATCATGGAGTACACCGGCAACGACTTCATGAGCACCATGACCACCATCAGCAAGGAGAACGAGATCAAACAAGAACTCGGCCTAAGCGGCGCTGCCCCCGCTCCCACCCCCACCGATCCACCCACGGAAGCCCCCAGCCGCCACATCGAGCCCCTCTACTTAGAGGGCGAGGACGAGCCCATCAACCTCCGCACCGACCTCAGCGCCGCCGCCAAGCCGCAGCGCTAAGCCGCCCCACCGCCCCTTAGCGCTCCGCAGCGCCGCAGCTTATGGCCAACGTCAACGGCACCGAGATCAACCTCATGCCCACCAAGGGGATGCGGGCCGAGGCCGAGCGCTACCGCGCCTGGAAAGCCGAGGGACGCAAAGGTGGCACCTCCGTAGCAGCCCGCCGCGCCACCCAAATCCTCAGCGGTAATGAGCTGAGCCCCGCCACCGTCATCACGATGTCCGCCTGGTTCGCTCGCCACGAAGTGGACAAGCAGGGCGAGGGCTACTCACCGGGCAGCCCCGCTTACCCATCACCCGGCCGCGTCGCCTGGGCCGCCTGGGGCGGCGATCCCGGCAAGACCTGGGCCGACGCTAAGGCCAAAACCATAAAAAGCGCCACCGATAGACTGCACAACACAACAACTATGGCCGTGATGGACGCCACCGCCGATCAGCAACGCGAGCTGACGCCAGACCTTACAGCTCCCCAAGTTGCGCTCTACGAAGCCTTGGAGGAAATTGTTGATGAACTCGGTCAGTTTGATCAGGGCATTGGCGCTCACGGCGCTCATTACATGCCTGTCAGCCCCTTCACCAGCGAAGGGATGCAGTGCTCCAACTGCGTCTTTTACGCCGGCCCTCGCGCTTGCGAAGTCGTTGCCGGCGACATCGCCCCCGAAGGCGCCTGCAAGTTCTGGATCATCCCAGAACAGCTGCTCACCCCCCAGGCTGACTCCTCAGCCGAAGGCCGTGCCGCTGCCTCTGCCGACGAAGTGCGCCTCGCCGCTAAGTCTGTGCGTGACTACGCAGCCCAACGCGCCGCAGCCGGTGAGCTGAGCGAAGGCGACTTCGTTGCCTGGCAGTCCAGCGGTGGCACGGCCCGAGGCCGCATCGAGCACGTCATGCGTACCGGCACCCTCGGCGTCCCCGGCAGCAGCTTCAGCATCGACGCCTCCGCCGACGACCCCGCCGCCCTCATCCGCATCTACCGCCCTAAGCAGGACGGCTGGAGCGAAACCGAAACCCTCGTAGGTCACAAGTTTTCGACGTTGCGCAAGATCGAACCACTCGACGAATCTTCGGACGACGACGACGACGACCGCACCGCCCCTTCCGACTTAGAACAACGCCCTTACCCCAACGAACACGCCGCCCGCCTCGTAGACCCCGGCCAATTCGATCGCTTCCGCCGCAAGAACAACGATTTCGCCCAAGGCATCGACTCCATTTACGGAATCAAAGGCGACGATCCGGTGCGCCTCCAAGCCCTACGATTCGATGCCGCACGCTTTACAGTAAGCGAAGCTAAGGAGTGGCTTAGCGATCACGACTACACGCCCATTTCCTTTGAGCCCGCTACAGGCAAGTCCATGGACGGCAAAATCGACATCAAGGCCATCAGTAAGGAAGTGCTTAGGCGCGAAGCTCCGCAAGGTCTCCGCGTCGAAGAAAGCACCACTACGGGGCTTACCTTTAGCTTCAGCTCCGAGGCGCCCGTGGAGCGCTGGTGGGGCCGCGAGGTGCTGATGCACGATGACGGCGCCATGGACCTGGCTCGCATGAACGACGGCGGCCCCTGGCTCTGGAATCACAACCGCGACGTGGTGCTCGGCGTCGCCGAAAAAGCCTGGCTTGGCGACGATCGCCGCCTATACGTCAAAACGAAATGGAGCCCCAACACCACCGAAAAAGGCACCGAAGAATACAAGCGTCGTCGTGACATCGAAGCGGGCATCGTCCGCAACGTATCCTTCGCCTACGAGATCAACGATGTGCGCGAAGCATCCAACGGCGACATGCAAGTAGTGGGCTGGAACGTTCTGGAAGTCTCCTCAGTAAGCGTGCCCGCCGACCAGACCGTTGGCCTGGGCCGCGCACTCGACGACACCAACACATCCCCCACGCCACTTACGACGCAAGAAACAAATCAAGCGTCAACCCCTACACTAGAAACTAAGCAGACCGCCGAGCGCGGAGCTGACTTCCCCCAAGATCCTCCATCCATGGAACAAGCCACCAACGTCCAGGAGGTCCAATCCGCCGCTCGGCAGTCCGAGCGTGAGCGTGTTGCGGCCATCCGCGCCATGTGCGCCCAGCACCAGATCGGCACCGATCTGGCTGACACCCTCATCGACAACGAATCCACCCTCGACCAAGCCCGCGAAGCCGTGCTGAACCAAATCGGACGCACCCGCGTCGAAGTCCAAGGTCGCGTCCATGACGACGACTCCGCCGCCCTCGGCCTCACCGACAAGGAAGTCCGCAGCTTCTCCTTCGTCCGCGCCCTCAACCACCTCATCAACCCCGGCGACCGCGCTGCCCGCGAAGCCGCCGCGTTTGAAATCGAGGTCGGCAAGGCTGCCGCCGATAAGTATCAGCGCTCCTCCAACGGCATCGTCATCCCCAACGAAGTGCTCCGCCGCGACCTCGTGGTCGGCACCAGCACCGCCGGTGGCAACCTCGTCTCCACCGATCTGCTGAGCGGCAGCTTCATCGACCTCCTGCGTAACCGCATGGCGATGATGCAAGCCGGCGTCACCATGCTGAGCGGCCTCCAAGGCAACGTAAGCATCCCGAAACAATCTTCCGCCGCGACCGCTTACTGGGTCGGCGAAAATGCCTCGCCCCTTGAGAGTCAGCAGTCGATCGAACAGGTAAACATGACGCCAAAAACGGTAGGCGCCTTTGTTGACTACAGCAGGCGTTTGCTGCTCCAGGCTTCGATCGACGTGGAGTCGATGATCCGCGCCGACCTGGCCAAGATCATCGCCCTTGAACTGGACCGTGCTGCCATCTACGGCACCGGCTCCACCAACCAGCCCCTCGGCCTGACCAACACCACCGGCATCGGCGCTCAGACGATCAGCACCTTCGGCACCTTCGCCGAGTACATCGGCATGGAAACCGACGTGGCCACCGCCAACGCCGACGCCGGCTCGATGCGCTACATCATCAACGCCGCCGCCCGCGGTGCCCTCAAGAGCACCGAGAAGTCGGCCACCTCTACTGCCCAGTTCGTCTACGAGAACGACGAGATCAACGGCTACCCCGTGATCGTGAGCAACCAGCTCGGCACCAACGACTGCCTCTTCGGCGACTTCTCCCAGTTCGTCGTGGGCATGTGGTCCGGCCTCGACCTCACCGTGGATCCCTACGCCGGCTCCACCGCTGGCACGGTCCGCGTCATCGCCCTCCAGGACGTCGATTTCGCGGTCAAGCAGCCCGGCGCCTTCTGCTTCGGCACCTGATCGCCATGAGGATCGAGATCCTTCGCTCAGTGATGGTCTCTGGGGAGCCGGTAAGCGCCGGCTCCATCCTTGAGGCCACCCCCGCTGACGCCAATCTGCTCATCGGCATGAACAAGGCGCAGCTCGCCCCCGAGCCCGCTCCCGAACCTACCGTAGAGCCCGCCCTCATCTGTGAGGCCCCCAAGCGGCCCCGCAAACCCACCCCCACCCCCACCGCCGAGGAGGCTTGACCCATGGCCCTCATTCAACAGGCGCTCGACAAGCTTGAGCTGCTGACCTTCCACGCCACCGCCGCTCGCACCGCGACCGGCAGCGCCACCGGCCTCGACCTGCAGGCATACGACGGCGATGTCGTGCTCGTGCTCGACTCCGCCGCCGCCAGCGCCGGCACCAACCCCACCCTCGACGTGACCGTCGAGGCCAGCGACACCCTCGGTGGCACCTACGCCGCCGTCACCGGCGCCGCCTTCACCCGCGTCACCAGCACTGCCTCGCAGCAGAAGCTCGTGATCAGCTCGGATGAAACCGCCCGCTTCGTTCGCGTCACCTACACGATCGGTGGCACCAGCAGCCCCTCCTTCACCTTCTCGGTGAACGGCGTCGGCGTCAAGAAGTACGGCTAAGCCGCCGTATACCCAGGCTGCGTAGCTTACGGGCTGCGCGGCCTAATCCCTTCGCACTTACGCATCGCCTGACGAGGCCCCCATGCCATTCGGATACGACAGTGGTTTTGACACGGTTTCGCTTGGCACGCTGACCAGCGCAGGCGTTACCTCCACGCAAACGGTGACCGGCGCCGACATGACCTTCCAGGTCACCGTCAGCAACATCGGCACCAACGTGGTGATCCGGTTTGAGGGCAGCCTCGACGGCACCAACTTCTTCAACCTCAGCTCGGCCAACGTCGATACAACCCTTACAGCCAACGGCACCTACGGCTACGCCCTGAGCGGCTGCCCGGTGCAGTTCGCCCGCCTCCGCCTCGTCAGCATTTCGGGTGGTACGCCCAGCGTCGCAACGGTGCTCGGAGTTAGCTGATGGCTGAACGCCTTGGCACCCAGCTCCAATCCGGCGGCCTGGAGCAGAGCATCAACTCTGGCCTGATCGGCAGCGGCCTATTCGGTGGCGCGTCCCTCGACCTCAACTTCGCCGCCACCAAAAACCTCGGCCCCCTAGTCACCTTCACCCGCGCCAGCAGCGCCACCTACGTCGGCAGCGACGGACTGATCAAGACGGCGACGACTAACGAACCCCGCTTCGACCACAACCCCACAACCGGCGAAAGCCTGGGCCTGATGGTGGAGGAGGCGAGGACGAATCTCCTGGTGCGGAGTGAGGAGTTTGATAATGCGAGTTGGAACAGCTCTGCTGGATCAAGGACGATTACGGCAAACAGCATTGCCGCCCCGGATGGATCAACAACGGCGGATACAATCACTGCCGATGGAACCAGTAATCCTCACTTTGCTTCGCAAGCGGTTACACTTTCTGCTGTTTCGTATTC